GGGTAGACGGAAAATTGATTCTTCCAGAAGCAGTAAAAACGATGAAACTGAAAGAAACGAGATAAGAAGGAGGGGTGTCTGCATGCTGATTACACTAGAAGAAGCAAAAGAATATTTGAAGGTGGAATATGAGGATGAAGACACCCTGATTCAAACGCTGATCGATTCTTCTGAAATGCTGTGTAGAGATATTATACGGCGTGATATTCTGCCGGAGGATGCTGCCGTAAAAACTGCTGTATTATATGCGGTGGGTGTGATGTTTGAAAATCGTGGCACGAATGAAGAAACGGAAAAAATGATTCCTACATTGAAAAATATTCTTTCTTCCAATCGTGAGGAGGTGTTCTGATGGATATTGGTTCAATGCGACAACGGATTATTCTTCAAAAGCATATATTACACACAGACGAAATCGGAAACCATCAGTCCCGGTGGGAGAAATTTTATTCATGTTTTGCTTATGTAAATCTTGCGTCTGGAAAAGAAAATGTTACGGATATAGAAACGCTATCGGAAGATACATTGGTGTTTATATTACGCTGGTGTGAAAAATTGAGAGAAATCAATAAAAAACAATATCGGGTTTTGTTTGAAAATGAGGTTTATAACATCATTTGTGTGGATGATGTGCAGTTTACGCATAAAAAATTAAAACTGACAGCAGTTCGGGAGATACGAGGTGGAAAGAATGAGCAGACGGGTAACATCTAATCAATTGGCATCAGAGATCATGAATGCTTTGAAAGATTACAAAGAAGTGACAGATGATGTTGTAAAGCAGGCGGTCAATACAGTTTCTGAAGAAACAAAGAAAATGGTACAATCTGCTTCCCCCACCGATAGTGGCGGGTACAAGAAAGGGTGGTCTGCGAAAAAGATGAAAGATTCTGCAAGTAAAACAGAGGTTGTCGTTTATAATCGCAGCAAACCCGGACTAACTCATTTATTGGAGAAAGGCCATGCAAAGCGAGGAGGGGGCAGGGTAGAAGCAAAAGTGCATATTGCACCAGCGGAATCCTATGCCATATCACAGCTTGAAGATAAGATCGTGAAAGGATTGAAATGATGGAATTAAAAAATATTATGAAGTTATTAGGTGGTCTTGGAATTCCTATTGCATATCATCACTTTGCAGAAGGTGAATCTCCAGAACCGCCATTTTTAATTTATTTGACTCCGGGAAGCCATAATTTCTCAGCAGATGGAATGGTGTACTTTAAAGTAAAGCAGTTAGATGTGGAATTGTACACGGATAAAAAAGATATTGCACTTGAAGAAGAATTGGAGAAGATTTTGGATGCACAGGGGATTTTCTATAACAAGACAGAAACATATATCAAATCAGAAAAACTGTATGAAGTGTTGTATGAATTGGAGGTATAGCAATGGGAAATAAAGTAAAATTCAACTTGAAAAATGTTCATGCTGCAAAACTGACAGAAAAGGAAGAAGGGGGAAGTACAAAATTTGAATATGGCGTACCAAAGGCTATTCCGGGAGCTGTCAGTATCAGTTTGGACGCAGAAGGAGAATCCAGTCCGTTTTATGCAGATGGAATCGTATATTTCCGTTCCGTGACAAACAATGGTTATAGTGGAGACTTAGAAATGGCGTTGATTCCAGAATGGTTTAGAACAGAAATCTTGCAGGAAAAACTGGATGCAAAGGGAGTGTTGGTAGAGAACAGTTCCGTTGCAGAAAGTGTAAAATTTGCCTTGTTATTTGAATTTGATGGGGATATTAATGCAATCAGACACGTTCTTTATAATTGTAGTGCTTCACGACCATCCATTGAATCTGAAACAAAAGAAGATACAATTGAACCGGGAACGGAAACCTTGTCTATTACGGCAGATCCACGGTCTGACGGTTTGGTGAAAGCACGAACAGGAGATACTACGGATGAGACAACCTATAAAGAATGGTATAAAACGGTGTACACACCAACGGAAGAAGGAGGCGGAATGGCATGATTAAAAGAGAAATAGAAATCTGTGGAAAAAAGATTCCTTTTCGTTCTTCTGCGACGATTCCACGATTATACAGGGCAAAATTCAAAAGAGATATCTTTAAAGATTTGAGCAAACTGGAAAAATCGTATGTTGGAACACAGAAAGATGGCGCAGAATTTCAGATTGATGATCTGGAAATTTTTGAAAATGTGGCGTATATCATGGCATACCATGCGGATAACAGTATACCTTCTACGATAGAAGAATGGCTCGACCAGTTTGATATGTTTTCTATTTATGAGGTGCTGCCACAAATTTTGGAATTATGGGGAGATAATGTGGCTACGGATATTAAAGCAAAAAAAGGCTTGGCAGAAGTGAGCGGGAGATGACAACGCCCCTGTTCCTTCTGCGATGTACGGAAATCGGGATTTCAATTGTAGATTTGGATTTTTTGACGATTGGTCTTGTGATTGATATGTGGACAGAAAGAGTTAATGATGGTGTGAAATATAAGCGCCTAGCTAGTCAGGAAGACTTTGATAAATTCTAGTTATGGATTGAAGGGGCAGCCTTTTCTTGATATAATTTATTCAACAAAAGAAAAGGCTGTTTTTAAACAAATAAGAATTTATCGTTTGTTAAGGAGGAATAATAAATGGTTGGAAGAATATATCATGTAGGATTGACAGTTTCAAATTTAGATAAATCAATTGCATTTTATAGAGATGTACTTGGACTTACATTTCAAGGAGAAATAATGATGGTTGGCGAAGAGACAGATAAAATGTTCCAAAAGAAGAATTGTAAGGCAAGAGTTGCTTATTTGAATGGTTCTGAAAATATTGAAACACCACCTGTTGAATTGATTCAATTTGTAGACAATGAAGTAAAAAAGGTTCAGTCAAATTTATTTATGACATCTATTTCGGAATTATGTTTTTATACTGATGACATTGATACAGTTTATAAAAAACTCATTGAAAAAAATGTAGAGTGTTTATCTGAACCACAGTATTTTGATTTTAGTTCGCAAGGATTTGGCAAAAGCAAAGCATTTTATTTCAAAGATCCAGATGGAATTATACTTGAAATGATGCAACCTTTGTAAAATAATAAACAAATTTCAGTTTGTGTAAGACAAATCATATATGAGAAGAGGGTGAAGAATATGTTATCAAGAGAAGATGTTTTAGAGTATGGTTTGACATTTTCAAATGTATATGTGGATACCCCATTCCATGATCCAAACTGGGTATTGCTAAGGTATGAAAAAAATAAAAGAGCTTTTGCATGGACTTATGAAAGGGAAGGACATATATGGGTAAATGTAAAGGTAGATCCAGAATGGAGAGATTTTTGGAGAAATACATATTCCTCAGTAATTCCGGCATATCATCAAAATAAAGAACACTGGAATTCCATTATATTAGATGGGACAATACCGGATACTGACATTAAACGTATGATTGCGGAAAGTTATGATTTGATATGTAAAAGAAATAAATAAAATAGTAAGATGGCATCGGTTCAGAAAAGAATCGGTGCTTTTTTCATGCTCGGAGAAATCCGGGCTTTCTTTATGTCTTTTTGGGAGGAGGTGCAGACATGGGAAACAGGATTAAGGGAATCACAGTTGAAATCGGAGGAGATACTACAGGTCTTGATAAAGCGTTACGTGGCGTGAATTCTTCAATCACCAAGACACAGTCTGCTCTCAATGACGTAAATAAATTGTTGAAACTCGATCCATCAAATACTGTATTGGTGGCTCAGAAGCAGCAGTTACTTTCGCAAGCGGTCAGTCAGACAAGTGACAAATTGGAAGCATTGGAATCTGCACAGGAGCAGGTTACGGCAGCTTTTCAAAGGGGGGATATAGGTCAGGACAAATATCAGGCATTTCAAAGAGAGATAGAGGAAACACGAGGAAAGCTGAATCAGTATAAAAATGATTTATCCTCTCTCCAAACGGAACAAGACCGTCTTTCTTCCAATACGGCAAGATTGGAAAAATTATTTTCCTCGACAGGAACACAAGTGGATGATTATGCAGATGTTCTTGGAAGTAAATTAGTATCTGCGATTAAAAATGGAACTGCCAATTCAGATCAAATGAAGACAGCCATCGAGAAAATTGGAAAGTCTGCAACAGGCGGGAAAGCAGATATCCGTCAATTGACCGATGCGTTAGATACGGTTGATGATGGAGAAGCTATCCGTAATCTGATTGAAGAATTAAAGCAGGCAGGGGATGCGGCTCAGGATACTGCCGAAGATGTGGGGAAGATTGCAGAAAATACAAAAGGTGCTGCCTTGATGCAGACTGCAGATCAGCTTTCTGCTGTAGGAGATAAAATTCAGGACATCGGAACAAAAGCAATAGATGCTTATTCGGAAACAGAGAATGCGGTCACAAAAGTAAATGCGTATTTTGGAGAAACCGGACAGACAGCAGAAGAATCGGCAAATGTTATTAAATCTGTGTATTCGGATGGCGTTGGAGAAAGCATGGACAGCGTGGCAGATGCCGTCCTTATGGTAAAAAAGAACTTGGGCGATCTGAGTGAAACAGACCTTACTAATTTGACACAGCAGGCTATTACGTTGGACGAATTGTATGGAATTGATATGAATGAAACGCTTCGTGGCGTGAATTCTTTAATGCAGCAGTATGGTTTGACTGCACAGGAAGCGATGGATTACATCGTAGTTGGTACACAGAATGGCTTGGATAAAACAAATGAGTTAGGAGATAACCTGAGTGAATATGCAGGAAAGTTTTCTCAGGCAGGATATTCGGCATCGGAGTATTTCCAATTGCTGGACAATGGCTTGAAGAATGGTGCGTATAATCTTGACAAGGTAAATGATGCCATCAATGAAGTGACTACCCGTCTTGTGGATGGAACAATTGGAGAGTCCATAGG